GACAGCGAAACCCAGCAGGTGCTCACCCTAATGATGACCAAAGGATTGGCAGGGTATAACGAGACCATCGCCAAGATGGACGCTCAAGCCTCCTTGCAGGAACGAGTCAATGCCCAGCTCGGCACACTGGGAAACCTGTGGGATGCCGCCACTGGTACCTTCACCAACGCCATGGTCAATTTTGGTGAAGCGATAGCGCCAGAGATTAAAGCCATCACCCAGTGGATAGGTGACCTGTCCGAGCGCCTCGGCAACTGGGCAAAGAAAAACCCTGAACTATCCAACACCCTGATGAAGATTGGCGCCATTGTGTCGGTCGTCACCATCGCATTCGGTGGCCTGTCACTGGCAGTCGCCGCCCTGCTTGGCCCTATGGCAATCATGAAACTGACGTTCGGGATCTTGGGGGTCACTTTTGGCGGCATGCTCGGGGCGATCACCGCTGTATTGGTGCCCATCGCGGCCTTGATCGCGCTGGGTATTGCCATCGTCAAATTCTGGGAACCCATCAGCGCATTTTTCAGCGGGCTATGGCAGGGCATCATGACCGGGCTTGCTCCCGTCTTTGAGGCCTTCAAACCGTTCGCCCCGCTGATTGATGGCATCGGCACCGGGGTGAAAGCGCTATCGGGCTGGTTTGGCGACCTGCTCGAACCACTAAAATTTTCCAAGGAGACGCTGGAAGGGTTCGGCAGCGCTGGCGAGTTCGTCGGGCGTATCCTGGGCGAAGCTTTCAACATTGCCCTCACCCCGCTCAAAGCCTTCCTGTCCGGCATCGAGTGGCTGCTTGAATCGCTGGGTATCCTAGAAACCAAGAAGATCCCGAAGTTCGAGATCCCAACCCCCAGCACCCCAGGCTATGCCAATGGCAACTACGGCACACCCGCGCTTTCATCGGCTTACACCTACGGTACCGGCCCCCGCATCGCCGACACACCGAAGCTCAAGCCCAAGGTCAGTACCACCACAGTCAACAGTCAGCCGTTCTATCAGCTCACTGTAAACGCAGCGCCGGGCATGGATGAGTCGCGGGTCGCATCCATTGCGCTGGATAAAATCAGAGAGCAGGAACGCGCCAACAAGACGCTTGGCCGCGCCAGATTCAGCGATGGGAGCTGATATGCAAGTGTTAAATTTCACCCAAAACAAACGTAGCGGGCTGTGCTGGCCCGCCTTACCCTGTGCCGGTGCGTGGGGTGGTGATGTGGCTTATTTGCCATTATTTGCCCTGAATTGTGTGGTTCGGATGTTGCTGGTCGCGCCATGTTGCGCGATACTGCGTTTGCAACGGCAAAATCCGTTGCCGGGATTGGCGTCCCGTCTTGAACTAAAGCGCACGACACGCGCCATGCGTGTTTTTTTGTGCGGCCCAGTAGTACCCGTGATCTCAGTTATGACGGGCTGGGCAGGGGCCCTTCGGGGCGCCGGTTTCCTTTGGTTCGCCGGTACGCCAACCTTGCTCAGTTCGTCACCAGTGATTGGCGTCGATGGTGGCGATTATCCAGAACCGGAGAATCAAACCATGAACACCATCACCACCTTTGCCCCTGCCGACATCATCAGCCTCAACCATGGCCAGCCCATGACCACCTCCATCAAGGTGGCCGAAATCTTTGGTAAGCAACACAAGAACGTATTGCGCAAGCTGGAGACGCTGGAGTGCTCACCGGAATTCACTACGCTCAATTTTGAGCTGAGTGAATACACCGACCCGACGGGCCGTAAATTGAGCATGTGGAACATGACCAAAGACGGCTTTATCTTTCTGGTCATGGGCTTCACCGGCAAACAGGCCGCCGCCATCAAAGAGGCGTACATCAACGCCTTCAACTGGATGGCCGCCCAGCTCGCCGCCCGCGCCCAACCGGACTACGCCAACCCCCTCGCCACCATCGACAACTACACCAGCATGTTGCGCAAGGCAGACCGTGACAACGTGCTGCTCGAACGCCAGCTAGAAGATCGCCTCTTCCTGCTGATGGAAGAGATGAACCGCCTGCGCGACGACATGCGCGCCATCCACCGTAACCACACCATCGCCCGCGATCTGGCTGACCATATCGGCATCACCGCCCGCTTCGCGCTGCCAAGAAGGAGCTGACACCATGATGATGACCCTGGGCTGGTTCGTGTTTATGCGCTCGACCGTCGCCCCACAATCCCAGCAAGACGAATGGGCATGGCGCCACCCCGGCAATAACCGGATCGGTGCCCGCCCTGCCTATCAGTTCCTCGGCCCTGACGATGAAACCAGCACCCTGAGTGGGGTGCTGTTACCCGAGCTGACCGGTGGCGTCCTCTCCCTCGACATGCTGCGCCAGATGGGTGACAGCGGTGAAGCCTTCCCCCTGATCCAGGGCGATGGCGTGATGCGCGGGTCATTCGTGATAGAGGGCATCAGCACCACCCGCACCGAGTTTTTCGACGATGGGGCAGCCCGCAAGATTGAATTCAGCATCAAGCTCAAGCGGGTCGATGACAACGACACCACCTTCGGCAATACCCTGCTCAATCGCACCGCGGGCAACCTGTTAGGCCGCCTCGGCGTGGGCAAACTGCTCGGCAGCATAGGCAACAAACTCGGGGGGATCCTCTGATGGGCGCCTTAGACCAGTTCGGCAGTCGCCTGGCCGAAAACTTGGGCATTACCAACCCGCTCGACGCCTTGCGCCAAGGTCACCCGGTGCCGGCTTACCAGGTGCTGGTCGATGGCAGTGACATCTCGGCCGCCATCCGTCCACGCCTGATGTCGATGACCATCACCGACAACCGGGGCTTCACCGCCGACACCATCGAAATTACCCTCGATGACAGCGACGGTCAGCTCGACATGCCACGCCGTGGGGCCACCCTGCGCGCCTTCATCGGCTGGCAGGGCAGCGCCCTGGTCGACAAGGGCACCTATAAAATTGACGAAGTGGAACACAACGGCGCCCCCGACGTGCTCACCATCCGGGGCAAATCGGCAGATCTGCGCGGTGGCATGAACAAACTGCGCGAACGCAGCTGGCACCAGACCACCGTCAGCAGCATCGTCGACCAGGTTGCCGCCCCCTACCAGCTCACCCCCTGCGTGGGTGACTCACTCAAGGGCCAGCTGATCGACCACATCGACCAGACCAACGAAAGCGATCTGGCCTTCCTCACCCGCTTGGCGGTTCAGTGTGATGCCATCGCTACCGTCAAGTCTGGCCGCCTGATGTTCATCAAGGCCGGCCAGGGCACTACCGCCAGTGGCCAGCCCCTGCCAGCCATCACCATCACCCGCCAAGATGGCGACCAGCACCGCTTCTCCGTGGCAGACCGCGACGCCTACACCGGCGTGACGGCCTACTGGCAAGACAACAAGGCAGCCGAGAAAAAGAAAATCGAGGTGAAGCGCAAGAAGAAGACCAAGCCGAAACCGGAACGGCCCCTGCCGCCGGGTGTCGTCGTCAACAAGAAGGAACATGAACTGCTGGTCGGCGACAGCGAGAACGTCAAAGAGCTGCGCCATGTTTACGCCAACCAGAGCAACGCCATGCGGGCCGCCCGTGCAGAGTGGGAACGGATCCAGCGCGGGGTGGCCGAGTTCGACATCACCCTGGCCAAGGGCCGCCCCGAGCTCTACCCGGAACAACCCACCACCGTCAGGGGCTTCAAACCAGACATCGACGCCGCCCCATGGCTACTCACCCAGGTGGTGCACGACCTCACCAACCAGGGCTACACCAACCGCGTACAGCTCGAAGTGAAGCTGGAAGAACTGCCAGAATGAAAAGAGGGGGGCATTCTATGCCCCCCTCTTTTGGTATGAATTCTGGTTACATTCAAGCCCTTCTTAAATGTCCTTCGGTAGCTTCAAGCTCCATGGCCATCTGTTCTTCATTGCGCTTAGTTGCTAAAGCCTCTGTCGCAATTCTTTTCATCTCACAATCGACAAACCGAGTGAGGGCTTGCCGTACCAGTGGTTGATAGCCGATGCCATTCAGCTCCGCAATTGTCTTCAGATTTTCGATTAGCCCTTTCTGCAATCTGATTGAGATTGGCTGTAGTGATAGAGCTTCGTTAATCAATTCATCGGTGGAGTGGTGGGATACTGCTACATATTGCTCTTCGGTGCCCAGAACCCCCGAATCCCACGCATCTTCTGTGCCAAGGATTGCTTTTTCATGGGTGCTCATAGAATTAATCCCTCGATAGTTGGAGCGTCACGTCTTTGACGTTTACGTACTTCTTAACGGCTTGTTAAAATTTTTCACAAGCCAAATTAAACGGCGTACTTGTTGTAAATTGCAATCTCTGTTGGATTGGCCGCATATGCGGTCTTAATGTGAATGTCGCCGTCACGAAGCATAAAACATACCTTTAGCTTTCTGCCTCGGTCTGTTTCAGAAATAAACCATTCAGTTGGGGGGTTCGTCTGGTGATCTTCTCGAGTGTCAACCAGGAAGCCTTTACCCCTGTTGGCGAACGCCTCTATGACTTCGCTTTCCTCAACACAATGCTTGACCTTCAGCTTGGCTCTGACTGACGCTGATAAGATTAGTGCCAACTCCACCCCCTGCCTTTACGTTGTATATACAGCGTATATCGTAAGGGATCTTGGGTCAATCATAGTTGAAAGAATTAAAAAAGCGGCAGAGCCTGAGCCCTGCCGCCACTTTGCCGCCACAACCGCTTGACCACCTAGCGAACAGACCGCCAAGATGTTGTTTTTAAATGATTTTTACCATGTTAAAAATCCTATACTAAAGAGCGTAGAATTTTTTTGGCATGTTATCGATCTCGAAGAGTTATATAAAACAAGTACTTAAAAATAATCGCCTCGCGTTTTCACGCGTGGCTGAGTCAATGCTGGCGCCCCTGCATCCCGAATTCGGCTT